TCATTTTGGTATGTTTGAAGGTAAAAAAGTACCATTAGATTTTCCTATTGAATTAAATGAGCAAATGGACATATATGATGAAATTGCAAATATGGAATTTGGAATGGATTATGATCAATTAGGCCCAGGTGAAAAAGAATTTGTTCGTGATGAAATAGATAATATGTCTATGAGAGAATCATTAAATGAAAATAAAATTAATGCCTTTGTAGATAAATTTGAAGATAAAATAGAAAAAATACCAGTTATTGGACCTATGATATCTAAAGGTATAGATAACTTACAAGGTAAAGTTAATACACTTGTAAAAACTGCAGTTGAAGAAGCGGGTGAAACTAGAGAAGCTATGAAAATAGTAGCTCGATATATGAAAGGTGAAACTGTTGGTAAAGAAAAAAATGAATTTTTAAAAACACAATTAAAAGATCTTTTTAAAATTAGTGGTGCTGCTTTAGCTGCTATTGGGTTCCCTCCAGCAGCTGTTATGGGTTTTATAATTGCTAAACTAGGATTAGGAGATGAATTATTTAAATTAGATGATGCTGATAAAACAACTACTAGAGGTAAAGATGAAAGAAAATCTATAGCAGGTAAAATTAAAACATTTGATGGAATTAAATACGTACCTTATAAAGATATACTTCCTTACTTAAAAAAAGGAGATATTTCAGTGGCGGAAATAAAAAGAATAGATGAAGCTATTACTAATGTATTAAATGAAAAGAAAAAAGCAAAGAAAAAAGGTCCTAAATTAAATAAACCAATGCGTTCATCTTCAGGTGGAAAAGCATATAAAGTATATGTTAAGGATCCTAAAACAGGAAATATTAAAACTGTTAGATTTGGATCTGGAGGATTAAGAGCTAAAATTAATGATAGAAAAGCTCGTCAAGCATTTGCTAAAAGACATAAATGCTCAACTAGGAATGACAAAACAAAAGCATCATATTGGAGCTGTAGATTACCACGTTATGCAAAATTACTCGGACTTAAATCAAGTTTCTCTGGATTCTGGTAAACCCTATATTGATTTAGAGGTTACAGATGAATATATTCTAAGGCAATTTAGTGAAAATATTGATCCAATAGAATTACTCTGGCATCGTGATGATGAAGATAGAGTAGTTGAAATTATAGGTGAAACAGATTGGCAGTTACAACTTGATAATTCCCTTCCAACTTCAATACAAGAACGTATATTTATACCTCGACACCAGTGGCACAGAGTAATTAAAGGTACTGGAGTATTAACATTAAAAATATATAAAAATGAACAAATGTAATTGTCAAGTATGTAATTGTGGAACTAGTTGCGGTTGTTCTTGTTGTAATTGTTAAAAAAAATTATATTTATAAATAAAAAATTAAATTATGGCTAAACATTCATTTTTTGGAGGAGCAGCAAGTGGAAATCTAAGTGGGGCAAGTGCAACAACTTTTGCCTCTGCTGGATATAATGTATTTGGGCAATTTGACTCAAATGAAGGAAGTTCTACTTATATGACAGTTGCTACTCAAGTATCATGTCAAATTAATACCCCTAATGTAGTAACAGTTGGAACAGGAAATGTTCCTATAGATAATGCAAGAGCGGGATCAGCAATTGCTACAGGAAATGGGGGAGAAGCTGCAACTACCCAAGGAGCAAGTTTTATGGGAGGAGTTAATAATGGAGATGAATTAGGAGGAACAGGAAAAAGATATTATTATATAGGTTGTGTAAATTATGCTACCTATAATGGTAGTGGAGTTGCTGCTGCAAATAAAATCGATGGGAATAATGTAGATGGAATGTACTCAGTTGATGATGGTTTTGCTCAATATGAAACTGCTGGAGATGTTGGTGGGTCAGGAACAGATTACACAGTATGTCTACTATCTAATAATAAAAATGGACAGCCAACAGCAAACAGACAAGGAACAAGAATTACTTTTAGGTTTGCAAATAATGCTTTAGCTAGTGGTTTATCTGATTTAGCATATTATGCAGATGCTACTGCAGATTTTGGTTTAACTATTACTAGTGGTATGACTGATGAACAAGCAGCTGGAAGATGGTTAGGATTAGGATATGGTTTACTAAAAGGTGGACAAAATAGTTTTTGGGATAATGATAATTAAAAACTTACAGCTCGATTCATAGCCGGGCGATTATATAAATCAATTTTGAGATCTGTGGCCTCCATTTGGAGGTCACATTTTTTTTTCGTATATTAATAACACATAAATTAAAATCTAAATGAATAAAAATGTAGTAATTGTAGGAGCAGGTGTAGCAGGTGTAAATGCTGCTACTAAATTAGTTGATAATAATTTTGATGGTAAAATAACAATTATAGATATGGGTCAAGATCCATATTTAAGACCCTATGAAGAGGTAATGACAGGTTACTTAGGTGCAGGTGGTTGGAGTGATGGTAAATTAACTTACTCAACCCAAATTGGTGGGCAATTATCTAAGTATGTAGGTGAAGATAAAGCTATGGAGCTTATGAAGCAAGTAGTAGATAATTTTAGTAGATTTCACCCACATCCAGAACAAATTATATTATCAAATCCAGAGGAAGAACCCGAATTTATTAAACCGTATTTTGGTTTAAGATTATTTCCATGTTGGCACATTGGTACTGATTACTTACATGAAATAGGTAAAAGTTGGTATGATTATTTAGTTAGTAAAGGTGTTGAATTTATTTGGGAAACTAAAGTTAGTGATATTGATTTTGATAATAGAGAAGTTATTTGTGGTTTAGGTGATTCTAGAGATCTTACTTTTAATTACGATAAACTTATTTTTGGTGTAGGTAAATCAGGAATTGACTTTACTTCAAATATAATGCAAAAATATGATTTACCAACTGAAGAAAAACCAGCTCAAGTAGGTGTTAGATTTGAAGCGCCACAAAAACACTTCCAAAAGTTAATTGATGTTGCTTATGATTTTAAATTGTATAGAAAATTAGATAATGTTAGTTTAAGATCATTTTGTACAAATAATAATGCTGCATATGTAGCAGTTGAAGAAACCTATGGTGATCACAGTTATAATGGACATGCTAAAAAAGATGAGTCATTTAGAAATGATATGACTAATTTTGGTATATTAATGGAAGTTAGAGGTATTGAAAAACCATTTAAATGGGCAAGAGAATTAGTAGGTAAAGTACAAGAAAATAGTACAGGTTTATTCTATAGTCCTAGTAGAGAACCATCTATAACATCAGAAGGTATTGATGTATCAGCTACTAAAATAGAAAATTTAGATGTAGTTAGAGATGCATTTCAAGGATATTTTAAATACATTGATGATTTTATTAATGATATGAAAAAAATATTTCCAACATTAAAAGATGATTGGGGAATTTATGTACCTGAAGTTAAATATTTAGCCCCTGAACCCTTAGTAAATTATGATGATCTGTCATTAACTAAATACCCAAATGTACACTTTGTAGGTGATGCATTATCGGCTAGAGGTATCTCAGTATCAGGGGCTCATGGTACATTTGTTGCTGAGAAAATTTTGGAGGGGTAAAATATTCTTCGTATATTGAAGTAAACAAATATTATGACAAAAGAAACAAATGAGTGGCCTATTAGTCAAGTATTAAAAAAAGCAGATGGAACTATAGCATATGTTTGGGATGGTAAACTTCATAATTGGGAAGGACCAGCTTTAATACCTGAAGGCAATAATAAAAAAGCAGAGTATTATTTATATGGTATTAAATACTCTCAAGAAAAACATAAAGAAGCTATTAGACAACAATCAGGATTACCTTGGTATAAACAACCAGCACCAAAAGGACAAAACAGAAGAAATTAATATGAAAATAGTATTTTGCATCCCAGGAAAAAAATTTAGTGGAACATTTTTAACATGTTGGACTAATTTAATAAAAAACTTACAAATTAATAATATAGATTGGGGCATGGTTAATGGTTATGTACCTAACATAAGCATGAGTAGACAAGCTTTATTAGATAGAGGTAGAATGTATAGACCAACTCATTATATGTGGATTGATGATGATCAAGTATTTGATTATAATCAATTTAAAAAATTACTAGATCATGATTTAGATATTGTAAGTGGAATTTATAAAAAATCTAATGAGTTATATGCTTGTTGTAAGCTAAATGGAGAAACACTAAATATAAATGATAATATGGAAAAGGGTGTTCATGAAGTTATGGCTAATGGAATGGGTTTTATGTTAGTAAAAAAAGAAGTATTTGATGGTATGTATAATCCATTTGATTTTTTAAATGAAAACCAATGGGAAGATTTTGGCTTTGCAGATAAAGCAAGACAATTAGGGTATAAAGTAAATATAGATAATACAGTAATAATAGGACATGAAAAATTAATGACAATATGAAAATAGGTTTATGTGGTACAATGAGTGTAGGTAAAACTACATTAGTAAAAGCGTTAAAAAATTTAAAACAATTTAAAAATTATAATTTTGCTACTGAACGTAGTAAATATTTAAATGATTTAGGTATTCCACTAAATACTGATTCAACATTAAAAGGTCAAACAGTATTTTTAGCTGAACGTTGTGCTGAATTAATGAATGAAAATATTATTACAGATAGAACAGTAATAGATGTTATGGCTTTTGCAAGTTGTGCAAAATCAATTTACCATCAAGAATCAGAATTATTTATTGACTATGCAAAAGAATTTATATCTGAATATGATTATATTTTTTATATATCACCTGATGGCATTCCTATTGAAGATAATGGAGTAAGAGAAACAAATGAGTATTATAGAGACAAAATTGATTATGCAATATTTATGTTTGTTCAAAAATATGGTCATAGAGTTAAAAATGGTATAGTACAAATTAAAGGCAATACAGATGAACGAATTCAACAAATATTAAAAGTAATAGAATCTTAATATATTTATAATAAAAAACATACTGTATTATGAAAAAAACTGAGTTAAAATCATATATTAAAGAAGAAATTATTTCTATTTTATCTGAACAAGAAAAAATATCACCCGAAGATGTTAAAAATGCCGAAGAATATAAAGGCCATTTAGAAGATATTGAAAAACTACAGTCTAAAATACAAAAAGAAGATGTAGACGAAGATGAGTTAGATAAGGATGCTTCAAAAAGAGCTAAAGGTACTAGAGGCAAATTTAAGAAATTAGATCAATATGTAAGAGAATTAAAGGACCTTAAAAATGAAATGCTATCATTAGCTAAAGAATTTGGTAATAAAGAAACTAGTATGGAAAGAAAAGAAAAAATAAAAGATATACTAAGAGAAAAAACACCAAAGAAAAAAGAATTAGAGTCTGTAATTTCTAGACTAGAAAAAGACGCAATATAAAATATAAGTATGAAAAAGTTATTTAAAATAATATTAGCAATTGGAGGAGCAATAGCAGGAATTATGGCTATATTTTCTGCAACTAAACAAAGTAAAAGCAAAAAAGAATTTAATAAAAGAGTTAAAGCAAACGAAGATAAATTAAATTTTATTACTAAAAATGCTAATAAAGTAAAAAAGGATAAGGAAGTAACTAAATCCAAAATTAAAAAAACATCCGCTAAAATAAAGGCTACAAAATCAAAAGTAAAAGATACTCAAAGTGCTAAAAAAACAGTAGGTAGTTTTGAAAAAAAATACCGAAAGAAAAAGTAGTATGAAAAATATATTATTATCATTATTAATGATTATAACTTTTAATTGTTATAGTCAAGATATAGTTGAAATTCCTCAAGATGAACTTGAAGAATTTTTTATGGCTATAGATACTTTAAAAGAACAAGATTCAATCAAAACTATTTTAATAAGTGATTTAGAATCACAAATTAAAAATTATGAAATGTTATCCAAACAAGATAGTTTATTATTAAATTATAGATTTCAAGAAGTTAATTTACTTAAAGATCAAATTAAGTTATATGATGATAGATTAAAACAAGTAGATAAATGGTATAAAAAACCTTGGGTTGGAGTAGTAGGAGGAGTTGTAGGCACACTTATTACAATTCATGTATTAGACTATTCACTACCACAATAATATGGCTAAAGACATAAAAAAAGTTATACGCTCAGAGTTTATAAAATGTGCCCAAGATCCAGTACATTTTATGCGTAAATACTGTTATATACAGCATCCACAAAGGGGTAGAATTCAGTTTAATTTATATCCTTTTCAAGATAAAGTATTAACTTTATGGAGAGATAATTCTTATTCTATAGTTCTAAAATCTAGACAATTAGGTATTTCAACATTAGGTGCTGGTTATTCTTTATGGTTAATGACATTTCATAAAGATAAAAATATTCTTTGTATAGCTACAAAACAAGAAACAGCTAAAAACATGGTTACTAAGGTTAAATTTATGTATGAAAATTTACCTTCATGGCTTAAAATTGATGCTGCTGAAAATAATAAACTTAATTTAAGATTAAAAAATGGATCCCAAATTAAAGCAACCTCAGCAAGTAGTGATGCTGGTAGATCCGAAGCAGTATCTTTGCTATTAATTGATGAGGCAGCATTTATTGATAATATTGGAGAGATTTGGGCATCAGCCCAACAAACACTAGCAACTGGGGGTGGATGTATAGCATTAAGTACTCCTTATGGTACGGGTAATTGGTTTCACCAAACTTGGACTAGAGCTGAAGGAGGTGAAAATGATTTTTTACCAATAAAACTACCTTGGTATGTTCATCCTGATAGGGATCAAGTATGGAGAGATAGACAGGATGAATTATTAGGTGATCCTAGAATGGCAGCTCAAGAGTGTGATTGTGATTTTAGTACTTCTGGTGATATAGTATTTTATAATGAATATATGGAATATTATGAAAAATCATTTATCAAGGATCCTTTAGAAAGAAGAGGTGCTGACCAAAATTTATGGGTTTGGGAATCACCTGATTATACTAGAGATTATATTGTAGTAGCTGATGTATCTAGAGGAGATGGAAAAGATTATTCTGCATTTCATGTAATAGATGTAGCTAATAATGTACAAGTAGCTGAATATAAAGGACAATTAGGCACAAAGGAGTATGGACATTTATTAGTAGGAATAGCCACAGAATATAATGAAGCTTTATTAGTAATTGAAAATGCTAATATTGGCTGGGCTACCATACAAGTAGCTATAGATAGAAACTATACAAACCTTTATTACTCTCAAAGATCAGAAGTTACTAATGTAAATTCTTACTTTGATAAGTATCAAGACCATT